TAATTAGGGCGATTAAGTCAATCCATTTGTCCAGTAAGTATCTTTTAAGCGCTATGGAATTAAAGGCTCTAAAGTGCCGCCCTTTGTGAGTGAGGACTGCCGAAAGAAAGGCTTGGTTTTCACCTATTCGGGTGATACGGACATAGCCTTCTTGTTCAAGGTAATCAAGGCAGGATAAGAAAGAATCCCAACTTAGAAAGTCGGGAGGATTTAGCTGCTTATTTACATCGAAAGTAAAATCGGGAAGATTGTAGAGGTAGTGAAGTACCTTCTTAGAAGTAGAATCTATCATGCGTTTTCTCCTTTTTTCTTTCATCATATCATGCTTTAAAGCACTGTCCATAGGGCGGTGCTTTTTATATTGCCCGAAGGCGTAAAACTACGAGGAGACACCTTGCAAAAACAGGGAAACTATACTGTGAGACACACATAAAACTGGAGGAGAATATGGAAAACAATGCACAGGGTCAAGACACCCAACAAGGAACACAGCAGCCTAATAATCAGCAGGCCAGTCCACAAGGAACGCCTCAGAATCAGAACGGACAGAGTATGCCAGGGATTGATTATGACAAGCTTGCACAGATTATCGAGGGAAGAACTAAGGCGGCAGAGGAATCAGCTATGAAAGGCTATTTCAAACAGCAAGGTCTTACTCAGGAAGAGGTAGAAAAGGCAATTAACGCCTTTAAAGAGGAAAAGGCAAAGAACACGCCTGACCTAGCTACCTTACAGAGTGGTCTTACAGCTGCACAGGAAGAGGCTAAGCGGGCAAAGCTTGAGCAGTTTGCTACTATGCAAGCGGTAAGCTTAGGGCTGGATGCTAAGACCATTCCCTACGTCTTAAAGATGGCAGATTTTACTGCATTAGACGGAAAGGAACTTAAGGAAGAGGATGTTAAGAAGGCGCTGAATAAGGTGCTTGAGGATATCCCACAGCTTAAGGCTTCTAATACCAAGGCTACAGGGTTCCAAGCCGTAGGTGCAAACGGCGGTAGCAAAAATGAAAATGAATCGGAGGCGCTAAAGAAAGCCTTCGGACTAAGTTAATCCTAAATAGGAGAAAGGAAATTTAATTATGGCAGTATATCAGTACGCAGAACAGTTTACACAGTTTTTGGCACAGAAGTATGAGAAGGAGCTTTGCTCTGATGCATTAATGCACAGTAATCCGCAGATTACCTTCCTTAATGCGCAGACTATCAAGCTTCCTCGCCTTACTTTGTCCGGCTATAAGGACCACACAAGAACCGCAGGCTTCAATGCCGGCACTATCTCTAATGACTGGGAGCCTAAGAAGCTTGCCCACGATAGGGATATTGAGTTCTTCGTAGATCCTATGGATATCGATGAGACAAACCTTGCGTTGTCCGTTGCAAATATTCAGAACACTTTCGAGACAGAGCAGGCAATCCCTGAGAAGGACTGCTACAACTTCTCTAAGCTGCACACAGAGCTTACTACCTTACACGGCAGAATCGACGGCACTACCGTTCTTACCGCGCAGAATATCCTGGCTGTCTTTGATGAGGAGATGTCCAAGATGGACGATGCAGGAGTGCCTGTAGATGGAAGAATCCTCTATGTTACTCCGGCAGTAAATAAGTTGTTAAAGGAAGCGGACGGTATTCAGAGAATGATTACTGTAAACGGCTCCAACGCGGTAAACAGAAACGTCCATTCCTTGGATGATGTAACTATCAAGATGGTTCAGTCCGGACGCATGAAGACCAAGTACAACTTCACTAACGGATGTGTGGCCGCTGCCGATGCAGATCAGATTAACTTCATTCTGGTTCATCCTTCTTGCGTAGTGGCAAGAGACAAGTACGCTTACATTTCTCTTTTCACTCCGGGAACTGATTCCAGAACCGCAGACGGATACCTTTACCAGAACAGAAACTACTGGGATCTCTTCTTGATTGAGAGAAAGGTTGCAGGCTGCGCTATGCACGTAACTAAGCACTAAGGAGGTGGAAAGTGAGAGCAGTAAAAGAAAACAAAGAGTACACCATTGAGGAATCTCAGAAGGGATTCTATCTTGGACAGGGATTTGACATTTACGACGATGCTGGAGACCTTGTAGAGGCAGGAGCCGGTAAGACTGTGTCCTATGATGAGTATGCAGCGCTTCAGGAGAAGCTGGAAGCACTTGAAGCAGAACTGCAGAAAGTCCAGTCCCAAGGAAAAGGAAAGAATAAAGGGGTTGAAACCGTAGAGGACGGAGGTAACTAAGATGATTCCTTACCTGGATAAAACAAAGTTTATTGAGAGGTACGGTACAGGCGTTCCGGAGGACAAGATAGACGAACTTTTAAACAGGGCAAGTAGGGACATCGATACTTTAAGCTATAACCGCATTCGTGGAATTGGGTTTGGGCATCTCACTGACTTTCAAAAAGAGATTATCGAAGAGGTAGCTGGAGAGCTCGCCCTTTTCAAACACGACAACGCGGAATTTTTAGAATCGCCGCTAAGCGAGTATAGCCTTAACGGAGCAAGCGTGAAATTATCTTCCAGCGAGAAGGTGATGGTAGAAAAGGGGGTGACAATCAGTCGCTCCCTTTACGCTTTGCTCTGTCAAACAGGGCTGTGCTGTAAGGCGATATAGGAGGAAGTATGAAGTATCCTTGTTTAGTTCCCAAAAGCCTTTGTAAGGTTCCTATCGAGGTGCATTTGACCAGTGAAGGGATAACGGAAGACGGAGAGCCGGAACGCTCTCTTGATTTAAGCCTTCTTTGCAATTTCCAAGACAGCGTAAAAACCATTTTCACGGAAGAAAAGAAGCTTGTGGAGTGTACCGGAACGGCTTACTTCCCGGGAGACATTGCAGAGAGCTTCCCCAGCCTATCCGGAGGAACTGTAACGGTCTTTTCCGAGGAAAGAGAAATCGTTCACGGCATGAAGGCAAGAAATCCTGACGGGACAGTGAATTATTGCAAGCTGGAGGTGAAGTAATGAAGGCTACAAGCACGGTAAAAATGAACTTTCCGAGGATACAACAGCTTTCTAAGGCGGCAGTAACTGCCCTTGCCATGACGGGAGAGACAGTGCATAGCGACGTAGTGCAGAGCCAAGTAGTACCCTTTAAAACCGGTAATTTGCAGAATGAATCTGCCTTTGTAGATGATTCTGATGCAGATAGAGGCGTGGTAAGACTTGTACACTCTACGCCATACGCAAGAAGGCTTTACTATCATCCGGAGTTCAACTTCGATACATCCGAGAACCCCAATGCTAAAGGGCAATGGTTCGAGGACTGGGAGAAGGGCGGAGAGAAGGAAGACTTTGCAAAGAATGCCTTCATGAAGTTTTACAAGGAGAGGGGGGATGTTTAGTGCTACCGCTGAAAGTAATTCAGCAGCTGATTAAGGAAAGCGACCTTTTTAAGCAGGTTTATATTGGAAAACTGGATAACAAGAAGGAGAAATCCCTTGGAATCTATCACAGGAAGTCCAGCGGTACGCCTATCAAGGCCTTAGGGGGCTTAGAGCATACAAGCTACGGCATTTCTCCAATATCCTTGTTAATCCATTGGAATAAAAGCTTTGTGGAAACGGAAGACGCAGCCATAAAGCTTTTTCAATTTTTACAGTCGAAAGACAAAGAATTTCAGATAGGTGATACCGTGGTTCGCTACCTATCCTTGGCAGTACCAGAACCACAAGATGTAGGAACTGACGATAGCGGCGTCTATGAGTTCGTTATCTGGATTGATGTGATTTATGAAAGGAAATGATTATGAGCGAAGTAGCAGGAAAAGTATATCCGGTACATTCTAATCAGTTTAAGTTCGGCCTTAAGGGCATGGACAGTAAGCCCCAGGACATGGCAACACCAAAAGACCTTGAAAACTTTGCGCCTACCATCGACGGTACCGTAGAGAACTGGTTTGCGATGGATGCGGAAGGCTGGTCTAAGGCGGCTATGACCGGTAAGAAGATGTCCTTTAAGTTTAAAGGAAAAAGATGTGTAGGAGACAAGGCAAACGACTATATCGCAGACCTTGCTTGGAAGTTTGGACCCGACGTAATGACACAGTTTGAGTGGACTATGGTATCCGGCGCAAAGCTTACATGCCCTGTAGTTATCAACGTAACCACTCCTGGCGGTGGAGATACTACCGGAATTGACGCTTTGGAGTTCGATGCGGAGTGCTATGGCAAGCCGACAATCACACCCGCACCGGCTACACCCGGAATCGGAGGTTAATCCATGAAGAAGATTGATATTACAGACAGACTGAACTTTGAAGAGAATAGCTGCTTAATCATCAAGGGGAAAGAGATTGAAGTAAACAGTGATGCGCCTTCCATGTTGAAGGTGCTCCAGTTTATGAGTGGTGATGCCGGAGCGAAGGAAGTAAATGAAGCTTATGAGACTCTGTTCCCGGAGGAATCCAGAGAGAAGCTTGCAAAGCTTAAGCTTAGCTTCGATGACCTGATTGTGGTGATTAAGGCAGCTGTAGAGCTAATCACAGGAGAGAAGCAAGAAAAAGAGTAATGAGCCGTACTATGACCTGTTTGAAGATTGGGACTTGATAGTTTCCAGCTTCCTGTCACAGTACGGCCTTCGTTTATCTACGAAGGAATTTAAGACGGTTGACTGGGCAGAGTTTTCTGCCCTTTTATCCGGTCTTTCCGCAGATACTGCCCTAGGTAAGGTAGTAGCAATCCGAAGCGAGACAGACCAGGAGACGATCAAACGATTTTCTTCGTACCAAAAGAAGATTTACGACGACTGGCGTACAAAACAGAGCGAAAGAATGACAGAGGAAGAATACGCAGCGGAAATGAAAAAGCTGGAATTCAGCATATTTTCGCTTTTATCGTAGGAAAGGAGGATAAATGGGAGATAGCGTAGGGCAGGTAAGCCTTGACTTAGTCCTTAACAAGGGCGATTTTGAGGCTGGATTAAACAGCATAACGAGACTTGCTACGAAAGCCGGTAAAATGCTTGCCGGAGCCTTTGCAGTTGGAAAGCTAATCTCTTTCGGTAAGGAGTGTATAGAACTAAGCTCTAACCTTTCCGAGGTGCAGAACGTAGTAGATACCGTCTTTCCTACTATGAATAAACAGATAGATAATTTCGCAAAGAATGCTGCAGCGCAGTTCGGTCTATCTGAAACCATGGCCAAGAACTTTACAGGTACTTTCGGCGCAATGGGTAAAGCCTTTGGCTTCTCTGAGGGGCAAGCCTATGACATGGCTACTGCTTTAACAGGCCTTGCCGGAGACGTAGCTTCTTTCTACAACATGAGTCAGGACGAAGCCTATACTAAGCTTAAATCCGTGTTTACCGGAGAGACAGAAAGCCTTAAGTCTTTAGGTGTCGTAATGACACAGACCGCACTGGATGCCTTTGCTATGGCCAACGGATTCGGAAAGACCACTAAATCCATGTCCGAAGCGGAGAAGGTGGCGCTTCGATTTAAATTCGTGCAAGACCAGCTTTCTGCTGCACAAGGCGACTTCATGAGGACCTCGGACGGCTGGGCTAACCAGGTAAGGCTTTTGTCCTTGCAATTCGATAGCCTTAAAGCCGCCATAGGTAGCGGACTCATTGCCGTGCTTAGTCCTGTAGTAAGAATGCTGAATATCTTAATCGGTAGAATCCTAACTGCCATCAACGCTTTAAGAAGCTTCTTCTCCATGCTTGGAGGCACTGCAAAGCTTGCTATCAATCCTAAGGGCGTAACAGCCGGAACGGAAGCGGTAGCAAAGAGCGCAGATAAAGCAAGC